TTTTACAACCATTGATACAGTATCTCCCGCATTATAAGTTGCGTTAGTGATAGATGCGTTCAATACAGCTGGTTTTCTGTATCGTCCCATCATTTTCCATTCAAAAGCGTAGTCGCCTATAATTTTTTCTGCAGCATTACGACCTGCAGCTTCTAACAAATATGTTAGAGAGAAACGTGGATATTGTGAGATAATTTTTTTTCCTATCTCTGGATACTTTAATAAATTGGTTACCAACGCCGTTTCATCCGTTGTGTCTTTTCCATATGTACCCGTATATACATTTGCCATTTTTAAATAATTTTAATTGTTATAAATAAATTAATACACAATAACAAATAAAATAGCGTTGCCTTTTTATTTATTACTTCATAAATTCGACAGGGTCAAAACCATTTTTCATTTTAGTTTCAACATGTCTACTTTTTCGGCTTAAGTTAGGATTTGTAATTTTATCAATCACGGAGGCTTTGCCTCTTTCCACACCTTGGCCAGATAACATCTTAAAGATTTTGTCTTTATATTTCCATAAGAAAGCAGCATCTGCTACATTGGCAGCGCTTCCATATAGTTCTTTAGAAAAATCACCAGATGTTATATAATTATATAGTTCCCTTTTTTCTGTTTTTCCAACTTTACCACCAAAAAAATCTTCTTTAGTTTTTATATATGTTTGTAAAGCTTTTCTGTTTTCTATATTTTGTTTTTCAGTTTCTTTCTGTAACCTTTCCTCTTCTTGCTTTATTGTTTTTCTTTCGTTAGCAATATAGTTTTGAAGATTCTTTCTAATTAGTAAAGCTTCTTTTTTCAAAAGACCTGAATCATGCATTCTATCTACAGTATCTTTTATTTCTTCTTTTTCTAAACCTGAAGCTTCTAAGTCAGAAGCAACTAATTGTGCGTCATTCATTTTAAGAAATGCCTGTAAATTTTGTATAGTATCATTAACAGGAGATGGTTCACTTATAGCCTTTTTAACAGCTTCTTTAAAAGTTTTTTCATCTTTAGCCTCTACACCTATTTCAGATGCTAGAGTTTGCCAATCATACACTTCCTCTTTTACATTTTCACTCTTTTTAGTTTCTTCTTTAGAAACAGGTGTT